ACCATTTACAGTTGATTACACTGGATTTGGTTGGGTGTTGATTAAGAAAGGTGTCTTTGAATCTCTTGAGTATCCTTGGTTTGCACCTAAGATGCAACAGTTTGAATCTGGAGAGGTTCAAGATATGTGTGGAGAGGACGTTTCGTTCTGTCTCGATGCAAAAGATGCAGGATATGAGATTTGGTGTAATCCTCTGATTCGTGTTGGTCACGAGAAGACTCGAATCATCTGATGTATCCCCTCTGAGAGTGTCTTCTTGACGTTCTAAGTGACTTTTGATAGAATGCCCTTGAAAGATTTTTAGGAGTCCTTCAAGGGCATTTTTAAGTCTTAAAAAACCCGTTTAAAAAAACCGTAAACAAAACCAACTAGGAGATTTTTACAATGGCAGTGAAGAAAAGTGCAAAAGGTGGTGTTAAAGTTGAAGGAAAACCCAAACTAACTCTTCAGGGTGCAGGACGCAATACTAAATATAGTGCAACGAGTCGTAATAAGGCACGTAAAAAGTATCGTGGACAAGGAAAATAAAGAAAAGTACGTTTTAGACTGGATCGAAAGAGTTTCAGTTCATCATCCAGACCTAAATGGTTTTTCTTTATGTCCATTTGCTAAAATTCATGGATATAAATCTTATAAAATCGTAGAATCACCAATTAACGACATCAAACTTCTTTCTGAAGAGTATGGTGTCGTTATTTTTATTGTTGAAGATGACCTAGATTTAAAATTTATTAAGGAAAAATGCGAAAATCTTTCTAAAAAGTATCCAAAATACACTTTTTTTGAAGATTGTGCATCTCAACCAACATTTATTGGAGAAAAACAGACAAATAACGGAAAGTATAATCTAATTTTATATCAAGATAAGGAAATTTTGACAAAATTAAGAACAAAACTTGCTGAAACGTCTTATTATGATGCTTGGGATGATGAATATTTGCAAAAAATCCTTGACTATGACTACGAAGTAGTCCAAAATATTAGAAATAAATAGTATTTGTGCCATTTTTGGAGGTTTATGCGAGTTGGAGAAGTTTTCGATGGGAAATCACCTCCTTTTGGAGGTCTACGACGTTAAGTTTGACTTACTTAACGATGGTATTTCCATTCAAGAGGCAATGGAAAACGGTGTTGAACGTGCTGGAATGACAATTTTGAATGTGTATCAGCATTGTTTTGTTCCTCAGGGTGTTACGATTGTTATGGCACTATCAGAAAGTCATGTTTCTTGCCACACTTGGCCTGAAGAGGGATGTATTGCGATTGATGTGTATACTTGTGGACCAGGAAATCCAAAATTAATCGCATTAGAGATGTTAAAATATTTAAATTCAGAGAATTATACTCTTCGTCATGTGCTGCGTTAAATAGAGATAGGGGAGATAGCAACCTCCTACAAAAAAAAGTTCTGTTTTTATTAAAAAACAGGAGCTACCATGTCTAATCTACCAGTTGATAGAGATAAAAATTACATGTATCAAATGTGGGGCACTACACATTTAGTTACAGATTATCAAGAATCAGTGCAACCAAGGGTTATTTCTGAAATCATGCATGATGATATGATGAAGCATGATTTAAAGAAGCAAACTGAGTTGCATGAAAGGATTCGAAATGATGAAGATTATGATGATTGGGAGTATGGCACTGAACCTTGTTATGGTAAAAAAGTGATCTAAAAGTCTTATAGATATATTAAATACACTTTAATCTTAATGGCCACAAGGATTTCAAGAGCATTTAAAGATATTAGTTTATCTTTTGCTAAACATCCTGTAACTAATGATGTTTTAATCATCAGAAATGAAGATGCTATCAAGAAATCTGTCACAAACTTGGTCAGGACAACTCTTGGTGAGAGGTATTTCAATCCATTAATTGGGACTTCAGTAACAAAAAATTTATTTGAAATGGTTGATGAAGAAATTTCAATCATTATGAGAGAAGAAATCTTGAGTGTATTGAGAAACTTCGAACCAAGAATTGTATTAAAAGATATCAGAACAACAGCTTTACCAGATGATAATCAAATAAATGTTGAAATTGAATATGATATTGTTGGTCTGGGATTTCCCACGCAAAATATAGAGTTTCTTTTACTACCAACTAGAATATAATGTCATTCAATCAATTCACAAACTTAGATTTTCAGGATCTAAGAACACAAATTAAGGATTATCTAAGAGCAAATAGTAATTTTACAGACTTTGATTTTGAAGGGTCTAATTTTTCTGTATTGATTGATGTCTTAGCATATAATTCTTATATCACGTCATTTAATACAAATATGACGGTGAATGAGTCGTTTCTTGATAGTGCGACTTTAAGAGAGAATGTCGTTTCCTTGGCTCGTAATATTGGATATGTGCCAAGATCTAGAAGAGCATCAAAAGCAAGAGTTAGTTTTACTGTAAACACCTCTGGTTTCTTAGATGTAAAATCAGTTACCCTCAAAGCAGGAGTAATTGGATTGGGAGTAATAGAAAGTGGAAATTATGTATTTTCCATCCCAGAAGATATTACTGTAACTGTAGATACAGAAGGATATGCATACTTTACAGATATTGAATTATGGGAAGGTACATTTTTAACTAAAAGTTTTATCGTAGATGCTTCACAGGCAGATCAGAAATTTGTAATTCCAAACGCATCTGTTGATACTACTAGTATTCGTGTATATGTAACTGACTTAGCAAACGAAGAGTATAATCAATATACAAACATTCTAAATGTTGATTCAAATTCTAAAATATTTTTAGTTCAAGAAGTTGAAGATGAAAAGTATGAACTAATTTTTGGTGATAATGTATTTGGAAAAAGACCATCATCAGGAAGTTCTATTTTTGTAAGTTACATTATCACAAATGGAAAGGCAGGTAATGGATGTGCTAATTTCAACTTCTCTGGTATTTTAGAAGATAACAATCAAAATAGAATCACATCAGGAATATCACCATTAACTACAACTCTACCATCAGAAAATGGTGATGATATTGAAAAAATTGACTCTATTAAATATCTTGCTCCAAGAGTATATTCGTCACAATACAGAGCAGTTACTGCAAATGATTATAAGGGATTGATTCCATTTATATTCCCAAATGTTGAATCTGTAACTGCTTATGGTGGTGATGAATTAGATCCTCCACAATACGGAAAGGTTTTTATATCAGTAAAACCAAGACAAGGAAAATTCTTATCAAGAATTTCAAAAGAAGAAATTAAGAAACAATTAAAACAATATTCAATTGCTGGTATTAAACCAGAATTGGTTGACTTGAAGTATTTGTATGTTGAACTTAATAGCAGTGTATATTATGATAAAAGTTCTGTATCAGATACTTCATTACTGAGAAATAAGGTTATTGAGACACTTAGTGCATATGGACAGTCTTATGATTTGAATAACTTTGGTGGAAGATTTAAGTATAGTAAAGTTAATGCGTTAATTGATGATATAAGTTCGTCAATTACTTCAAACATCACAAAAGTTAAGATGAGGAGAGATTTGCAGCCAGCATTTAATCAATTTGCTACCTATGAAATATGCTTTGGTAATTCTTTTCATATTAAGAAAAATAATGCTTTAGATAATAGAGGTTATAATATCAAGTCATCAGGATTTTCTATTGAGAATGTAGATGGAATCGTATACATGAGTGACGTACCAATCGATGAAAATAGTGGAACAATTTTTTATTTTACTCTAAAAGACAATATTCCATTTATCATCAAAAATAATGCAGGTATTGTGTATTATAAAAAAGGTGAAGTTTATTTAGATACTGTAAAAATTATAAGTTCTGTTAAGTCAAATGGAATCGAAGTTCAAGCAATACCAGAGTCAAATGATGTGATTGCGTTGCAAGATATATATTTAGAATTAAGTGTTGATAATCTTGTAGTCAATATGATTGAAGACAGAATTAGTTCAGGTGAGAACACTTCTGCAACTGAATACATCGTAACTTCAAGTTATTCAAACGGAGCATATACTAGATAAAATGGCAGATATTAACAGTAGAGTAAAGATTCAAGATATTATTGAGTCTCAGATTCCTTCTTTTTTGAATGAAGATTCACCTTTATTCAAAGAGTTTTTAAATCAATATTATATTTCACAAGAGCATCCAACGGGAATAGTAGATATTGCTTCAAATCTTGACAGATATAAGGATATAAGCACATATAATAATGAATTATTTTATACTTTATTTGTTCCATGCCAATTAAAAGAGAGTTTACTGTCTTTTGATGATACAATTATCGTTAACCATACAATTGGATTCCCAAATTCATATGGTCTTTTGAAGATCAATGACGAAATAATTACTTACACTGGAAAAACTGCCACATCGTTCACTGGATGCTCTCGTGGTTTTTCGGGGATAGACAGAATAGGAACATTGGGTGGGTCTAATCTTTTAAATTTTTCAACAACACAAGTAGCAGAACATGCTAATGGCAGTGTAGTTAATAATTTAAATCTAGTTTTTTATCAAGAATTATTTACAAAGTTTAAAGCACAATTTTTACCTGGATTTGAGAATAGAAATTTTATTCCTCAAGTCAAAATAAGAAATATTTTATCAAGAGCTATTGATTTTTATACAACAAAAGGTACAGACACATCATATAAAATTCTTTTTAGAGTTCTTTTTAACTCTGATATTAGTGTTATTAAACCACAGGATTATATTTTAAGACCATCTGATGATAATTTCTTTGTTACAAGAAATATTCTTGTCGAAAAAGTAAGTGGATCCGACCCACTATTAATTAGTGGACCAGATAGAGCATCATTATTTCAAGACAATGGTGCAAGTGCCTCCATTTATTCTATTGAATTTAGACCAGTAGACAAAAAAAGTTTATATGAAATTTACTTAGATAGCACTTCCTTTATTTCTAATTTTGTTAGTACTAAAAAAACAAATATTACAAAACAAGTAAATGCAAACTCCAGCACACTGTATGTTGATTCTACTGTTGGATTTCCAAAATCTGGTACTATCTTAGTAAAAGGAGCAAATACTGCTAACAGTACGTTAAAACTTACATATACAGATAAAACAAATACTCAATTTTTAGGTGTCACTGGTTTAATTGTTGAATTGGAGTATGGTGATGAAATTTTTGAAACCAATTTCGTATATACCTACGATAAAAATAATCAAAAAATAGAATTTAGATTAATTAATGTAATAGGAGAAGTACAATATCAAAATACTTCTAATCTTTTGGTTAATGATAAAATTTCACTATCTTCATTTGGTGCAGAGTTAAGTGACAAACCAGAATTTTATAGTTGGTTATACAATGTATCAACAAATCATAAAATTAGAACCATAGTAAAATCTGGTGACACTAGTGGTAAAGTTTACACTATTACATTTTATGATAATGTAAGACTTTATATTGGACAAAAAGTTAAATTAATAAATCCAGATATTTCAAATGATTCGGAAATAGATGCAGAAGTAGTAAATGTAATTTCTTCTACAACTGTAGAAGTTTCATCAAATCTTGATGCATCTAAAAAAACATTATTAAAGGAAGTAATTGTACTTGGAAGTAGTGACACCAACCACACTCCATCCGTCAACAATCTTCCAGTAGCAATTCAAAATACCTATATTGATGACACTTATAAATCATTTTATGTTGCAGCATCTGGAATTTCCAACTATCCACTTTATGCAAAGCATCAGACAATAAAAACATCTACAATTTCTGGTGTTGGTAAAACAGATACTTTAGAAACTGACATTGTTCACAATTTTTACACTGGTGAGAAGATTTATTATTTTCCACAATCAAATTCTGGAATAAAAACAGGAATTTATCATGTCACTACAATAGGTGATAACAAAGATAGTAAAAAAATTAAGTTATCCCTAAGTAAAAGTGACTTGTATTCTGGAGTTTATATAAATTTTGAAAGAAATATAGTATCTGATTCTTTTGTAAAATTAGATTATGAGAATAAAGTAGTACAAAATCAAAAATTATTTAAAAAGTTTAATTATGTGAAAGGTGACAGCACCTTGAAACAAGTTGCAGATAGAACAACAAATAATAGACAAGTAGGTGTTTTAATTAATGGTGTTGAAGTATATTCCCCAACTTTATTTGATGAGAATATTTACTATGGTAAGTTGGATGGAGTTACAGTCACAAATTCTGGAAAGGGGTATGATATTATCAACCCTCCAGAATTAGAAATAAGTGATGTTTCTGGAAAAAATGCTAAAGGGTATGTTAATATTGTTGGAGGATTATCAGAAGTAAAAATTGTAACCCCAGGAGTTGGGTATCAAATTAAACCAAAAATTACATTGGTTGGAGGAAATGGTTCTGGAGCAGTAGTAGAACCCAATTTAGTAAAATCTAAAATAAATGCTGGATTTAAAGGTGATGGATCTGGTGTAAATCCCACTACAAATACTATTACTTTTTCTCAAAAGCATAATTTTGATGATGGAGAAGAAATCTCATATAATGCCAATTTTAATGCTGAAATTTTCCCACTAAAAACGAATGCCAATTATTATGCTGGAGTTATAAGTCCGACTCAAATTAAATTATATGAAAGACTAGAAGATGCACATAAAAAGTTAAATGAAATAAATTTAGTTGGAATTAGTTCAGGATTTCATTCATTTATAACATTAAAATCAAAAAATACTATTACAGAAGTTCGTGTAATGAGTTCTGGTTCTGGTTATTCAAACAGAACTATTAAAATTCCTTCGACTTTAGCATTTGATGATAAAACTAATGGTGTCAATACTTTTGACCATTATGTATTTGCTAGAAATCATAGTTTTAAAGATAGAGATATTTTAAGATATTCGACAACTGGTTCTACAATAAGTGGACTATCCACATCTTCTGAATATGTCGTAACTGTGATTGATGAAAATAAATTTAAATTATCTACAATTGGAGTTGGAACTCAATTTTATGATGTTAATTATGACAATAAGAGATACGTAAAGTTTAGTTCTTTAGGTTCTGGAACTCATACATTTTCATATCCACCAATAAGACTTGTTGTTGAAACATTATCTGGAATTGGAGCAACTAGTATTATTGAACCACAATTTGAACCAATTGTTTTGGGTTCAATCGAAAGTGTATTTTTGGAAAATGCTGGTGTTGGATATGGAGTTTCAAACATAGTAAACTTCCATAGAAGACCAGATATTAAAATAAAACCAATAATATCAGAGGCACTTTTAAAACCTATTGTTTTAAATGGAACTATAGTTGATATCCAATTTTTAAGTTATGGTGCTGGTTATGATAAAGGGGTTGATATTATTGTCAATGGAAAAGGTAGTTTTGCAGATATAAGACCAGTCATTGAAAATGGAAGAATTGTTGCAGTAAATATTGCAAATGGTGGAATCGGATATGACAAAGATACCACATCAATAACAATTAAGAGACGTGGTTCTGATGCCAAATTTATTGGTGACGTATTTGAGTGGAAAATTAATCAGGTAGAAAAGAATAAAAAAATACTAGAAACCCAAGACCAAGCATTTATTGTACCAAGTAAAAATAAAGACCTTGGATTGCAAGTAGTAAATTTTTACCCCCCAAGATTATTAAGAAGGTCAATTAAAGACCATCTTGACAGTTCTAACAGAGAAACTCCAAATAATGTGCATTCCCCAATTATTGGATGGGCATATGATGGAAACCCAATTTATGGTCCATATGGACAAGTAGGTTCAGAAATCAGAAAGATAAGATCTAGTTACACTAAACGAGTAGAAGCAGATAAAAATATTAGACCAAATTTACCAGATGGATTTTTCATCCAAGATTTTTATTATGACAGGGCAATTGGTGATTTGGATGAACATAATGGAAGATTCTGCAAAACTCCAGATTATCCAGATGGAATCTATGCATATTTTGCAACCATTGATAATAGTGCTATTTCTATACCAGAATTTCCATACATGATTGGAAATTACTTCAGAGACTATGTAATTCCTGAAAACTATGCTTCAAGATTTAATCAAGATATTGATTTAGAGGATTTAAATCTAATTAGAAATATTGGTCCATATTACATAAATTCTGGAAATTCTAACTATGATTTAATTAGTAATACGGATAAAAAATATAAACAAGAATTTACTATAACAAAAACACTTTCTTCATCTATTGATGAGGTTCAAATATACTCTCCAGGAAGTGACTATAAAGTAGGAGATAACATAGTATTTGATAACCGTAATACTGAAGGTTCTGGTGCATCTGCAGTCATATCAAGAATTAAAGGAAAACCAATAAAAAGCATAGTTGTTGGAGTAAAAACAGCGTTAGATGTAAGTTTTTATACTTATGGAAATAATGTTATTGGTTTTACACAAGAACCTCATCAATTGATAACTGGGGATAAAGTAACAATTTCTGCGATTTCAAATTCAAATTACTCATATCTTGAAGGAATCAAAGATGTTTTTGTATCACAAAAAATAGTAGGATTGTCAACAAATCTTCCTATTTTAGCAGTTAGTGGAGAAACAACTTCGATTATAGTTAATGATGTTTCTGGTTTTGAAGTAGATGATTTTATTTCTATTGGATCAGAAGTTTTAAAAATAACAAATATATCATTAGAAAAATCAGAATTAAAAGTAAATAGATTGCAAAATGTTGGGGTTCATACTGTAGGAATTGATTCGGTAAGATTACTCCCAAGAAAATTCACTTTCTCTGTTTCAGATCAAAAATATCCAATAAAGAAAAATGATATTGTTTATTTTAGTCCGAAAACTTTTGTTGGATTTGGTTCAACAGGAACAAATTATACTTTACCAGACCAAACAAATTTAAATATTCCTGATAGATCAATCTATATCAAAAATCATAATTTTTATACTGGTCAATTAGTAAAATATAATGTTGGACTAGCTGGAACTGGAATGATTGTTTCAAATACAATCACTCAGGCAGATGCATTTACATTAGAAGACAATCAAAACATTTATATTGTAAATAGAGGGCAAGATTATATTGGATTATCTACTGTTGGTTATACAACTTCTACAGGAATTGGTTCATCATTAAATTCATTATATTTCTTTGATGATATTTCTGTAACTGGTGAAGCACATTCACTAACAACAACATACCAAAAAGTTCTTGGAAAGGTAGAAAACTTTAGTTTAGATGTAGAAACAGTAGAAAATCATGGATTATCTACTTCTGATGAGATTAGTTTTAATCTTTTGCCAAGATTAGTTGATACCTTTAAACTAAGATATGATACAAATATTAGAAAGATTACAACAGAAATTAAATCTTTTAATACTTCCGTAGCAATAAGTACAGAAACTTCTGAAATTTATCTCCCTGGAAATAACTATTTTACTGGGGACAAAATTGTATATTATAATAATGGCAATACAGCAATTGGTGGATTACAAAATAACGAAACATATTATATAATTAAGCAAAAACCTGATTATATTAAATTATCTAATTATTACGATACCGCAAAATTAGGATTAAATATACAATTAACCTCGCAGGGAAGTGGTGTTCAGTCTATTGCTCTTGTGAATCCACCACTAACATCAACTAAAGGGAATATTATAGAGTTTGATTTGTCTGATTCTACTTTAAGTGGAATGGATCTCAAATTATATAAAGATGGAAATATCTCAATTGAAGTTGAATCATATAAGTATGTCAGAAATTCAATCGATGCAGGTGTTTCTGGAGCAAAATTAACAATAGACACAACAGATAAGAGTATTACAAATACTTTATTCTATAATTTAATTCCATTATCACCCAGTGTTCTTGAAAAATATCAAATTTCTATTGACAAAGAGGTAATTGGATATAACAAGATATCTTTAAATCCAAGTATTTACAATGAAAGTTATTCTGTGGTTTCCACTGGAACTACATCATTTAAGTTTATATTAAACCAAAAACCAGAATATTTTGCATATAATGCAAATTCTGGTATAACAACAATATTTTATGATACAGACTCTAAGAACACTAGTGGTCCAATATCAAAAATAAAATTAAATTTTGGTGGAAAGGGATATAAAAAAGTTCCAAAAATTTCTTCAATAACTTCTGTATCAGGAAAAGATGCTATATTAAAAGCATCCTCTAATACAATTGGAAAGATTGATTATATTGAAAGAGTTAAAGATGGATTTGATTATCCTACAGATCCAACATTAAAACCAGTATTAAGTGTTCCTACTGTATGTCAAATAAAAAATATATCAAGAGTTGATTATATTGGAATTACTACTGGAGGAAAAGGATATAATACTGCTCCTGTACTAAAAGTAATAGGAAATGATAACATAAAATTAAAAGCAAATATACAAGGAGGAACAGTAACTTCTGTAAATGTTTTAGAGAACGTTACAAATTTAAGTTCACCATTAACTGTCATATCAACAAGAAATTCTAATGGTTATGATATTGATGATATTGTTTATAATCCATCTACAAATGAAGTTACCTTAGAACTTGTCAATAGTGATAATCAATTATATCCACTAATTGCTAATCAATATGGAAAACAAGAAGTAGTATTTCCATTCAAAGTTGGAGATAAAGTTTTTGTAGAGAACTGTAGAATATCAAATGCAAATCAGAAAAATAATTATAATTCAGCAAATCACGACTATAAATTCTTTACTATAACTGGTATAAGCACGACAAACTTTACCATTACTTACAGTATGAATGGAATATCCAACAATCTTGGAGAATATACTACAGATAATAATTATGGTTATGTCGTAAATGAAAATGTTATGGCAAAATTTGAAATGAAATTAATTGACGATTTAGGTTATTATTCTGGTGAAAATGTTGTTGGGTATGATTCTAATGGCGTAGCAGTATTTTCTGCAGTTGTTATGGAAAGTGGTTGGGATAATGACATAAATCAACTACGACTTATTGATTCCAAAGGTGAACTAGAGGTAGGAAATAGATTACTTGGAACTAGATCTTTATTGAATGGAATAGTAGAGAATGTAAATCAATTTAATTTAATATCATCTCTTAACGTAACAAGAGAAAAAATAAATGATTTTACTGATAAAATTGGTTATCTGAATGATTATCAACAAAGAATATCAGATAATAATTATTATCAAAAATTCTCATATTCTATTAAGTCACAAATTCCATACACAACTTGGAAAGAACCAATCAGATCATTAGTCCATCCAGCAGGATTTAAGGAATTTTCTGATTTAGATATTGTCGGAAAAGCATCCAACAATATGAAAGTTGGCATTGGTGACTCATCATTAAATGTTTTGATTAATATCGATGGTGTTGAATCGATGTATAATCGTTATAATTTCAGTATGGTTACGGAAGATGAACTTCTTCCTGATGGTTCTATTGAAAGAGTCTTCTTCCCATCGGGAATAAGTTTAAAATCATACATCTTAAGCAAAACCAACAAAGTTGTTCCAATTGATGATATTAGTGGACAGTTTACTGGATTTACAACTACAACTGGTGGTCAAATAGTTGGTTTGACTACTTTTAAACTAAAAAATAGAGGAACTCCACTATTTTATAGAGAATTCCAGGGGAATGACCCTTCTGTAATTGACCTGACTAATAATAGATTTAAAATAAGAAATAACAATTTCCAGTCGGGACAAAGAATTTTTTATAGTGTTGTGAAAGCAGATGGAAATGCTAACGTTGGTGTTAACACAGTTTTTGATGCTGGATTTAGCTATCCTGGAATTTCATCTTACTTTGATAGTCCTATTGTTAGTTTTGATTCAAGTACTGCAAAGATGTCTTCCAATTAAACGATAAATAAAAATAAACATCTAGTGTATAATGGCGAAATTAGGGATAAATACAGGTTCTTCTCCAAATGATGGTACTGGAGATTCGTTATTACAAGGTGCCATTAAAATTAATAGTAATTTTAATGAAATTTATAATGCAATTGGAAATGGAACTACAATAACAAATTCAATTGGTTTTGCTAGAACTGCTGGTATATCTACATTATCTGGTTATGCAACTACTGCGGGAATCTCAACTTTTGCAGTAACTGCTGGAATTTCATCATATTCTACTATTTCTGGTCTTTCTACTGTATCTTCTTATGCAGTAACTGCTGGAATTGCTACTGTTGCTCTTTTTGCTGGAAATTTTTCATCCGTACCTGATATAACTGTTGGTGTTATAACAGCATCTTCTTATAATGGTTCTGGTGTTAATTTGACGGGAGTGATTACAAGTATTCTTGCTGGTTCTAACGTATCTGTAGCAAGAACTGGAGGTACTGTAACTATAAATTCAACGGCACAAAGTGCTGTTTCTACTCAGTGGACAACTGTTGCTAGTGGTATTGTAACATCATCTAGAGTTGGAATTGGAACAATAAATCCAATTTCTGCTTTAAATTTGCATAGTGGAGTTTTGAGTGTCACTGGTGCTGGTGGTGGAATACAAATAAATGATGGATTAAGAATAAATCTTGGTTCTGGTGGTGCAGTTGACGCATCAATTTACTACGACTCCGTTGATTTAAGAATTGACACCAGTTCATCTATTCGAATTGGGAATGGAAGTAACAATGTTTTTAGTGCTGTTGCTGGTGAAGGTTCATTGTTATATTACAATGGCAGCAAAAAACTACAGACCCTTGCTAATGGTGTAAGCGTCACTGGTGATCTTGGGGTTTCTGGAGTCACAACAGCTAATAATATAGTATCAAGTGGTAATATAACAGCAAGTACTTTCAGTGGGTCTGGAAGCAATCTCACAGGCATTGTAACATCTCTTGTCGCAGGTTCTAATGTTAGTATCTCAACTTCATTTGGCAGGGTCACGATTGATGTAAATTCTGATTCATCTTGGGTCACAACTAATGCTGGAGTTCATACATTTGCAAAAGTTGGTTTAGGAACTACAAATCCGACATCAACGTTGTCTTTGTTTGGTAATGCTGATTTTAATGGAAATATATTAATCAATAATGGTGTAACAATCTCTGGTGTAACTACAATAAGTTCTGGAAGAATTCAATTCGCTGGAACTGATAATATCAGAATTGGAAATTTGAGTATGGGTTCTGGTTCAACTAGAAACATCTCGATTGGAGACCAATCATTATTCACTTTGAGTTCTGGATTAGGTCACAATATTGCCATTGGCGAATTTACTTTATATGACACAACTAGTGGTCAATATAATGTTGCTATTGGTGATAGAGCAGGAAAAGAAATAACAACTGGAAATTATAATGTAATCTTAGGTTCTTATGATGGA